TGTGCTTTTCGCAATAATCCTTGTACAATTTGGGCAAATAAATTTGTTATGAATTGGCAGTGGTTGCTTGCACATGGATTTGCTCTTTGCGAAGAATATGAAGCAAGGTATGGAAAAGTTCATACTTGTTTCAATACTCTTCTCGCAGCAAAGGAAATCTTACCTACAGGAGATCCCACGGGACGTTCTGGTAAAGAACCAACACCATTCGCACGGGCAATGCCCAACGAATATAAACTTGATACAAGCATTGATACATTCACTGCATACAAAATGTACATTGCTTCTAAACCTTGGGTATGCGATAATTATATTCGATTGCCCCATCGTAAACCTGATTGGATTTGATTATGCGTGATGAATTTCTATGGGTTGAAAAATATCGACCCAAAACTATTGAAGATTGTATTCTTCCAGAGTCTAATAAAAAGACTTTTCTTGATTTCTTAAATAAAAAAGAAATTCCAAATCTACTTCTTGCTGGACCAGCAGGGTGTGGCAAAACAACAGTAGCAAAAGCTTTATGCGAAGAATTGGGTGTAGATTATTATGTCATCAATGGATCCGATGAAGGTAGATTTCTTGACACGGTACGAAATCAAGCAAAGAATTTTGCTTCGACCGTCTCACTTTCTGCGTCTGATGCAAAGCACAAAGTCATCATTATTGACGAGGCTGACAATACAACCCACGACGTACAACTCCTACTACGGGCAAATATTGAGGCATTTTATAACAACTGCCGATTCATCTTTACCTGTAATTTCAAAAACAAAATTATCGAACCTCTCCACTCCAGATGTGCGGTGGTCGAGTTCGGAATTAAAGGTAAAGACAAACCACAACTCGCAGCAAAGTTCTTCAAACGTCTCCAAGAAATCTTGGATGCAGAAGGTGTTGAATATGATAACAAGGTTCTTGTAGAACTTATCAATAAGCACTTCCCTGATTGGAGACGTGTTCTAAATGAATGTCAGAGATATTCGGTTTCTGGAAAAATTGATAGTGCAATTCTTGCTCAATTTTCTGATGTTGGTGTAGAAGATTTAATTAAAAAACTTAAAGAAAAGGATTTTAGTTATGTTCGTAAATGGGTTACTACTAATTTGGATAACGATCCAAATTTAGTTCTTCGAAGAGTCTATGATGGTCTTGTAGATTGTGTTGATGGACCCTCTCTTGCTGCAGCAGTTCTAGTTATCGCAAAGTATCAATATCAAATTGCTTTTGTTGCTGATCAGGAAATTAATCTACTTGCAGCACTTACTGAAATTATGATTGAGAGTAAATTCAAATGATTAGTAGAGATGAATTGATGCATCAACGTCTTCAGGCATGGATGCGTGAAAATAAATGCGATGAAATTGAATATCTAGGTTTTTATTGCGATTCTATTGGTATAGAGAGGCATTTTTATAGAATTGCAACTCATGAAGTGAGTGTTGATTGTATTGAAGATCTTGAATTTATTGGGATGGTAGAAGAATGAAAAATCGACGACAAGTAAAATCCAGAATGTACTATTACTTCTGGGGTGCTATGACTTTATTTGTATTACTTGGGCAACTCTATGTTGGTACTGGGTATCGTATTATGGCTGGTTCTGTGTTAAAATTAACTGAAAGTATTTTAGTTGTAGTTGAGTAGAAAAATGAATGTAAAATTAATTAAATTGTCTTCTAGTGAAGAATTTATTTGTGAACTAACGGAAGAAGAAAATGTTATCCTAGTTGCAAATGCAATTAGTCCCATTCCAAATAATAATGGTACTGTTGGTTTCATTCCATGGGCACCATTGATTAAGAAGGGAACTCCTGTTACTATTGATCGTAAGTGGGTTGTTTATATTGAAGATCCTGCTGATGAAATTGTAGAGCAGTATCAAAAGATGTACTCTCCAATTGAAACTCCTCCTTCTAAGAAACTCATCCTTTGATTTTTATTTTATTATGAAAGCATTGAAGACACCTTTAAGGTATCCTGGAGGTAAATCCAAAGCAATTAAGACTCTATCGCAATGGTATCCTAAAGTCATTAATGAATATCGTGAACCATTTCTTGGTGGTGGATCAATTGCTATTGACGTGACAAAGGCAAACCCAGATATTCCTGTATGGGTAAATGATCTGTACGTGCCTTTGTATAACTTCTGGAAGCAACTACGAGATCGTGGAGAAGAACTCTCTGAACGGGTTAGAGAAGAAAAGCAGAATATGTTGGATAGTGGTAGTCAAGATAATAAGGACAAGTTTGCAAGAAATCTTTTTAATCAGTATGCTTCCGAGATTGATACTTATGATGACTTTGAGAAAGCTGTTGCTTTCTTTATCATGAATAAGTGCAGTTACTCTGGTCTTACCGAAAATAGCACTTTTTCAGTAACTGCTGCTAATTCCAACTTTTCTTTAGTTGGGGCAAATAAACTCGCAGAATTTTCCAAACTGATTAAAAATTGGAAAATTACTAATATTGATTACTCTGCAGTAATGAATGCTGATGGTCCTGAAAATACATTTGTATTTCTTGATCCTCCTTATGACATCAAAGATTTTTTGTATGGTAAGAATCGTGAGATGCATAAATCATTTGATCATGAAGTATTTGCTGAGAATGTATACAAGTGTCCTCACAACTTCATGATCACTTACAATGTCAATGATCGTCTTCTTGAGTTATATAAGGATTACTATCTTGAATATTGGAAACTTCGTTACTCTATGGTTCATCGTGGAGACAAAAATACTCAAGACAATGTGAAGACTGAACTTCTTGTTACAAATTATTCTCTTACTCCTCCCACACCACTAGAAGCAGAATTATGGAACTGAAGGATTGGTTGAACTCAATTAACTTTAATAAGGAAAATCTTATTGAAGATGATACTGATGCAATTAAGACATATCCACCATACATTGTTAATAAGTGTTTGTCTGGACATCTCGATTCTATTATGTTTGCAAATGAAATGAATAAAAGTCATTTCTTAGATAAAGATATGCAATATTCATTTTTGCTAAATAGTCTGAGGAAAAAGAAAAGATTCTCTCCCTGGATTCGTAAAGAAAAAATTGATAATCTAGATGCCATTAAAAAATATTATGGTTATTCTAATGAAAAATCAAAAGAAGCTTTAAGGATTCTTTCAAAAGAACAAATTAATTTTATCAAATCTAAGCTTGAAAAAGGTGGAAACAATGACAAAAATTGCTGAACCACAGGTTACTTGGTCTCCTTCTATGATGATCGAAATTAACCTTAGTGAACCAGATGACTTTCTTAAGGTTCGTGAAACTCTAACACGTATTGGTGTTGCTTCTAGAAAAGAAAAGAAACTATACCAATCATGCCATATCTTGCATAAGCAGGGAAAATATTATATTGTCCACTTTAAGGAACTATTTGCACTTGATGGAAAGTATGCAAATATTACGGTTAATGATGTTCAACGTAGAAATCGAATCATCAAACTTCTAGTTGATTGGGGATTGGTAGAATTGGTTGATAGTGAAAAGATCACCGACATTGCACCTCTTAACCAGATTAAAGTAATTGCATATAAAGAAAAGACTGAATGGAGCTTAGAGCAAAAATATAATATTGGATCTAAGAAGAAAAGGGTTGAAGAAACCGAATAAAAAAGTAGGGGATTCCACATCCCTTTTTTTGTGCTTCTTGTATAATTAGTAGTGGATGCCGAAAGGGTCCATACAATCAAATCTCGCTTTACAAGGAGCTAAGAAAAATGACAAATCTCATGCGTTATACCGCAGCTGATCTTCCTACATTGTTTGATCGCATAAATAGGTATAGTATTGGTCTGGATGAATATTTTGATCGTGTGTCAAAACTCCACGAAACCACGTCAAATTATCCACCATACAACCTAATTCAAGTCAGCAACGTAGAGTCCCGACTAGAATTAGCACTAGCAGGATTTAAGAAGGCAGAAGTCAATGTCTACACTCAAGACGGTAAACTTTTTGTCGAAGGACAAAAAGAGGATAAAGAAACAGGAACAGACTATCTCCACAGAGGAGTGGCTCAAAGATCTTTCACACGAGCATGGACACTTTCTGACGAAACGGAAGTTAGATCAGTTGAATTTGAGGATGGGCTTTTAATTATTACTCTTGGTAAGATCGTTCCTGAGCATCATCAACGTAGGGATTATCTTTGATCCTTAACATTTGCTTTGGGATTGGTAGCAGTAGTTACAGACTTTTGTATCACTATGATACATAATTGATATATAATTATGTACTTTTGGAGGATAGAATATGACCTACACAGTACCAACCCTATTGGTGGGGACAATCATGACTCTTTTTATTGGTGTCCCTATCGCAAACCTACTACCATAATACTTGCTGAATAAATGGAAATACTAATGGCATTTGGAACTCTTTTACTTGCAGGATATGCTACTACAAAAATAACCCTATAAATACAATCGAATATCGTCGGCGTTATGCCACGGGAGGTAACTGGCAAAAACCAGTTGACACCTCCCCTTTTTATTGCTAAAATGTATTGAGGTAATTAAGAACTATGACTGTAAAACTTGCACTTTTGAAATCTGGTGAAGAAATTGTCACCGACGTTAAAGAAATGATTAGTGGTGAGGGAGATGATCAAAAAGTTGTGGGGTATTTTTTTAAAAAACCTTGCATTGTTCGTATGAAAAATATTCAAGGTGTTGAAGATAAAACCCAAGTAACATTTGATATTTCACTTACACCTTGGATTCCACTTGCTAAGGGTCCTGTCTTTCCAATAGCAATGGACTGGATTATTACTTTTGTAGATCCAATTGATAAATTGCTTAAGGCATACAAGGAACAAATTTTGGATAGGGATGATGAAAGTTATGGAGAAACAAACGATACGGATTATGGTTTTAGTGGACCAGACTCTACTGATTAGTCAGATTGAGGAAGTTGGAGCTGACATTGGAGAACCAGATTGTAAATTAATTGAACCATTTATTATCAATAGTGATAAAACTCTTTCACCATGGTTGATTGATGTTACAGATGAAAATCAATTTATGATATCATCTGATAAAATATTGACTCTTGTAGAACCAAACTCTACTTTTTTGAACAAATATCAAGATCTTTTGAAATGAATTTTTATACCAACGTCCAAATGATTGGAAACAAATTTTTGTTTCGTGGTTATGAGGATGGTAAATCTGTAATGTACAAAGAAGAGTTTTCACCAACTCTCTTTGTACCTTCTAAAACAAAAACCAAATATAAAACTCTTGAGGGAGATTATGTTGAAAAAATTCAACCTGGATCTGTAAGGGATTGTAGGGAGTTTTACAAAAAATATGAAGATGTCCAGGGATTTGCGATTTATGGTAATGATCGTTATATCTGCCAATACATCTCTGAAAAATATCCTCAGGAAGAATTAAAGTTTGATATTAATAAAATTAAACTTGTTACTCTAGATATTGAGGTATCTGCGGAGGAAGGATTTCCAGATACCTTATCTTGTTCAGAAGAGATTTTGTGTATTACAATTCAGGACTATTCTACCAAGCAAATTATTACTTGGGGTGTAAAACCATTTGAGGTTAAACAGGACAACGTTAAATATTTTCATTGCAGTACTGAAAGAGGAGTTCTACAGACGTTTCTAGATTGGTGGGATGCAAATCCACCAGAGGTTGTAACTGGGTGGAATGTTCAGTTGTATGATATTCCATACATTTGTGGACGACTAGAACGTGTGTTGGGTGAGAAGCAAATGAAACGTTTCTCACCTTGGGGTCTAGTAACTCAGAATGATGTATACATTCAGGGTAGAAAACAAATTGCTTATGATGTTGGAGGTATATCGCAACTAGACTATCTTGATCTGTATAAAAAATTTACTTATAAGGCACAAGAATCGTATCGTCTAGATCATATTGCTAATGTAGAACTTGGTCAGAAGAAACTCGATCACTCTGAGTTTGATACTTTTAAAGATTTTTACACTGGTAACTGGCAAAAGTTTGTAGAGTATAACATCAAGGACGTGGAACTTGTTGACCGATTGGAAAGCAAGATGAAGCTGATTGAACTTGCTATTACTATGGCATATGAGGCAAAAGTTAATTATAGTGATGTATTCTATCAAGTAAGGATGTGGGATGCGATCATCTACAATTATCTAAAGAGGAGGAATATTGTCATCCCACCAAAAGTTGGTGGTAATAAATCTGAAAAGTATGCTGGGGCATATGTAAAAGAACCTGTTCCTGGTAAGTATGATTGGGTAGTTAGTTTTGACCTTAACAGTCTATATCCCCACCTTATAATGCAGTACAACATCTCACCAGAGACTCTCTGTGAGGATAAACACCCTACTGCATCTGTACAGAAAATACTAAATAAGGAGATCACTTTTGATCTTCATAGTAATTATGCTGTGTGTGCTAATGGGGCAATGTATCATAAGGATGTTCGTGGTTTTCTTCCTGAGTTGATGGAGAAGATGTATGGAGATCGAGTAATCTTTAAAAAAAAGATGCTTGCTGCAAAACAGGAATATGAAAAGACTCCAACTAAAGCACTGGAAAAGGAGATTGCCAGGTGCAATAACATTCAAATGGCTAAGAAGATCTCTCTCAATAGTGCTTATGGCGCTATCGGTAACCAGTATTTTAGATATTACAAGTTGGCGAATGCTGAGGCAATTACACTCTCAGGACAAGTCTCCATCCGTTGGATTGAGAACAAAATGAACGAGTATCTAAATACTCTTTTGCAAACGGAGGAAGTCGATTATGTTATCGCATCTGACACCGACAGCATCTATCTTAACCTTGGACCTCTTGTTACTAAATTTTTTAGTAATAAGTCTGACAATAAAACAGCAATTGTTGACATACTTGACAAGATCTGTGAAGATAAGTTGGAACCATTCATCGAATCCAGTTATCAGGAACTTGCGGATTACGTTTCGGCATATGAACAAAAAATGAGTATGAAACGTGAGAATATTGCTGATCGTGGCATCTGGACTGCTAAGAAACGTTATATTCTTAACGTCTGGGATAGTGAAGGTGTGAGGTATGATGAACCAAAACTGAAGATCATGGGTATTGAAGCTGTAAAATCTTCTACACCTGCACCTTGTCGTAAGATGATTAAGGATGGTCTTAAGTTGATGATGAGTGGAACTGAGGAAGACGTAATTAAATTTATCGATGAATGTCGCACTAAATTTAAATCTCTTCCTGCAGAGGAGATTGCATTCCCACGTTCAGTATCTGATGTAGAAAAATATAAATCTCATTCTAATATCTATAGTAAAGGAACTCCTATTCACTGCCGTGGTGCTCTTCTTTTTAATTATTATGTAAAGAAGAATAAATTAGATAATAAGTATTCCATTATTAATAATGGAGAAAAAATTAAATTTCTTTATTTGAAGAAGCCAAATCCAATTCATGAAAATGTAATTTCTTTTATTCAAGATTTTCCTTATGAATTTGGTATTGACAAATATATTGATTATGACTTACAATTTGAAAAGGCATTCTTAGAACCATTAAAAACTGTCTTAGATTCTATTGGATGGTCCTCTGAAAAAACTGTAAACCTAGAATTATTTTTTGTATGAAAGACCAAAATACCATTAATGATGGAGAATCTAAAAGGGATAAATGGAATCGTGGAGTAGATCTTTTCATTGAGAGTGTTCTTAAACCCGATCATTCCCTGAGGCAGTGTGCGCACAATCAAAAATGTTATACTGAATTAATGGATGTTCGTGATGATGTCCTTGAATATTTAAAATCGAAACGTTGGGTATGAAAATAGAAGTAAAGCAGCATCGACCATTTGGTCCAACTCTTCTTGAAGCCATGTGTCCAGAAGGTATGGTAGATGCTATAAATGATTTTTGTGACAAAAATAGTAATACTAGAGAATTTAGTTCTTTACATGGAAATACACCAAATCTACTTTTACGTGATATAGAAAGTGTATACTATCCTATGGACTTTTTGGATGAAATAGGATTTGTTGACTATATTGAAAAACTAGCAACTCATTACGTTATGACTAGTTATCGTGGAACTCTTGACCCTGCGGTGAAAGATTTTGATTGTACAATGAAACTTAGCCCAATTACGTCAAGTAAAGTCATAAAAGGATTTCCTCTCGCAGATAAGATTTTTTACGCTGATATGTGGGCAAATAGATATTATTCTGGAGAGTTTACACCACCTCATAACCATGGTGGTTCAATTTCGGGAGTCTTATTTTTACGTATTCCGCATAAAGAGATATATGAAGAGAATCATAGAAATAGTGAATCAGAACATGATGGTCCAGATGCATGTAGAATGTTAGGTGAATTGTTATTCAGTTATGGTGGTGATATTGCTAGAGGGTCACTTTATTCTCCAGAACAATTAGAGGGTAAAGTAATTCTTTTTCCTTCTTGGTTGCTGCATTTTACTTTACCATATAAAACCAACGTTGAAAGAAGAACATGTAGTTTTAATTTAGTAACACAATCGGAATACGATTACATAATGGAGGATAAATATGGATTTATTTAACCTAGAGAATAATTTAATAGAACAAAACTACGACTTAAAGGTTTTATCCTTAGGTGCTGGAGTGCAATCTTCCGTTATGCTTTTAATGGCAGACAGAGGTTTATTGGGAGACAAACCAGATGTGGCAATTTTTGCAGATACTCAATGGGAACCAAAAGAAGTTTATGAGCATTTGGAATGGTTGAAAAATCAAGTATCTATTCCTATACACATTGTAAGTAAAGGAAGTCTTCCTAAAGATTTGCTAAATGATAAGAAAGAAGGAAAATACTCACAAGCAACTATTCCATTACATTATAGATATGATAATGGTAAAAAAGGTTTGGTAATGAGAACTTGCACAACTTATTATAAGATTAAACCAATAATTAAAAAAGTAAAAGAAATTTTAGGAATAAAACCAAAACAAATTTGTAAAGGAAAAATTAATGTTCAAATGTGGTTAGGAATTTCCACTGATGAAATTCAAAGAGTTCGTGATGGATTTGAATCTTGGATTACTAATTATTATCCATTAATTGATAATAATATGTCTCGTCAAGATTGTCTCAACTGGTTTAATCAACATTATCCAAATAAAACTCTATCAAAAAGTGCTTGTATTGGATGTCCATTTCGCCCAGTAAATGATTGGTTAGAAATGAAAAAAAATAATCCAGAACAATTTGAAGATGCTTGTAAATTTGAAGATGAAATTAAAAAAGTATGGCAAAATGGAGAAGTTTTTCTTAGTGGGAAATGCGTTAATCTTAGGGAATTGGAACCATCATCTTATGCGGTAATTGATTTTAGTATGCTTGATGAATGTCAGGGAATGTGTGGCATATAAATGTGCTGTTTCTTGACGGCACTTAAATTCTGTAGTATAATCAATTTAGAATGATAAATATGATGACAGATTCTGGATTAAGTTTCTTAAAAGACATTGTAAAAGAGATTGGTGATGACTTTACTAAGTTAGCATCAGATATTGATGAAACAGAAACTTATGTTGACACAGGTTCGTACATTTTTAATGCACTGGTTTCAGGTAGCAT